TGTCTCATCACACCGCTGAGCCGAACATGAACGACGGCTACATCCGTGCTCGCAACGATGTGTTGCAGGCTGACGAGGTGCCTCGTGGTATCAGCGCACGCCTTGACATCGCAGAAGACGGCTTGCTCAAGCCGGAAGCCGTGGTAAGCGACCGTGTAGAAACCGTGAGCGGTGACTCTCCACACAAAGACGCTGTAAGCCGCAGTGCACCCCGCATTGGACTTGACACTGAGAATGTAGAGGGTGTGGATGATAACCTCATTGCCATCAACACCGAGGCTCACAGCCTACACTCCGACCGTGGTGTAGGCCAGCGTGTTATCGTGCATGGTGGTATGCAAGCAGGCTCGCAGACGATTGGCCATTACGACCTCACCGCCCTTGACTTCAGCGGCCAGCCGCAGGGTGGTGCTATGCGACTCTCCCATACCTCCAACTTCAACCCACTCGGCGGTACCTACATTGCAGAAGCCCGCAACTTCGTATCACCTATTGACGATACTGAATGGGGCGGCATTCCCACATCCGGCATGGCGTTGTGGCTCAAAGCCGATAGCCTTGATTTGGCAGACGGGGCGGCTGTAACATCATGGAAAGACAGCGGGCCGCATGGCTTTGAGTTCACACAATCTACTGCATCCAAACAACCAGTCTATATTGCGTCATCATCCAATGTGAACAACATGCCAGTTGTAGATTGTGATGGAACAGACATTATGAGTACACCATTTGATGCTCGCTTAAACACTACCGATGTAACACTCTTTGTCGTTGCTTGGTCGGATGACGACGATGGAAATGCTCAAGGGGTTTTGGAAACATTCGCAAACAGCCCAGTAACCCGTGCTGGTCATTCGTTGTTTATTCGGTGGGATTCAAGCGACAAGTGGCAGTGGAGAGGTGGTGCTGACACTACTTACACTGTTGTAAACTCCCCAAGTAATGCTGTAGTCGTTAATCAAGCAGAATTGGTTACTGGAACCATAGCAGGTGGAGATGGCGCAGGTAGCAACGCTAACTTTGAACTATTTTTACAAGGTGTTAGTGTAGGAAGTAGCACTGGTGCTTGGTATGTGGCTGATGAAGACCCATATGGTATCGGCCATGTAGGTTCGTTTGAATTAAAAGGTAAAATTGCAGAAATCATTCAGTATAATCGGGCTATGAGTACAACAGAAAGACAACAAGTAGAAGGCTACCTTGCGGAAAAATACGGATTCACAAACAATGTTTCACAATGGAAGTCCAGCAACCCATATCAAACCGACACCAACGGGCACCAGCGTACCAACCTCACCGACAAGCGCATTTCCTACATGTTGCGCCCAGTTCGTTTACTGGACAAACAACATGCCGAGATGTTCCGCTCCAACCTCAACTTGCACTCATCAAGCCCACAGTATGGTAGCAACTACTTCGGTGCCACCGCTGGTGGTAAGTACGGGCTATATGTGTACGAGACAACCAACGGTCAAGCATCGGCAGGCTCCTACATTCGTAGCACCAACCCCGACACCAACCCACCTTATGCGCCCGCATACTACATGGACATCAGTACAAGTGACACTGTGCCAATGAGTCAAGGCCCGAAAATCATCGGCACCGCCGCCACGGGCTTTGATTCATCGTTATTGGACAACGAGATTACTCGTGTCGTGATGAGTGAAAACACCCTGCAACACTACCGTGCAGATGCCGCTCGCCGCCGCACCCATCAAGAGGGCGAGAGCAAGGAAGAGCGCATGGATTACACCGTCCAGCCTCGTTTCTCCCAATCCCTGCATCCCAAAGGACATAAAGGAGATGTCTCCTACAATTCAAATGACCATAGTGGTGATGCTTCGTGATGGATTACGATTTTTGTGATTGTTGTTCGCCTGCTGAATTAGCCTTTGCTGTAATGAAGGCCAAAAAAAGTAAGCCATTTCATGGTTATAACCCAAATAAGCACAGTAAGAAAGGTGGACTGAACGCTAAAGGTCGTGCCGCCGCCAAGCGTAAGAGTGGTGCAAACCTCAAACCTCCCGTGACAACCAAACCAAGCAAACTCAAACCCGGCTCAAAGAAGGCAAAGCGTCGTAAATCGTTTTGCGCTCGCATGTCGGGTGTCAAAGGCCCGACCAGTAAAGGTGGTAAACTCACACCAAAGGGAGCATCCTTGAAGCGATGGAACTGCTGAGGTTAAGCCATGACCGTCCTCAAGAACACAAGGACTGGTCGGTACAGCACTGATGCAGATGAGGTCATGACGCATGTGCGTAAGCCCGTGTTCGTGGACAACGCCATTCATCACGGTCGCATCAGCGTGCAGAAGGCAAACAAGGCTAAGGTCACGGTAGAAAAGAAAAACACTCGTAATTTACAAGTGATGCCGCAACGCAATTACCGCATCCTTGAGGGTGAATCGTACATCCAGTTGTCGCATAACAATACCCCCGGTCATTCACTCAATACTGCCCCTTTCTTTGCTGATGATTTAATTTCCAGCACCAACAGCCCCATGCTCATCTACAACGCTGACGCATCAGCGCAACGCCTGTTGCCGCACACGGTTGAATCATCATCGTTTGGTGTGTTGGTAAACCTACGCAACATGAAGGGTAAGACGCTGGATGGTATCGGGTTCACTGGTCGCACTGTCAAACTCGGCCAGCCTGTGGATGTGGGCCTGCGTACCACAGACTTGGCTGTGCGCCTTGGTGAGTCCATCAACAGCGGTGCAACCAGCGTGAACATCTCACGCCCACAGAATGTCACCGCATCATCAGCACGCAAGCATAGCACACGCTTCGTGGGTCAAGACTTCAACAACATGAACCTCATGACCGCTCTGCGCTTCCTTGGCCGTCACGACAGCCGTATGCTCCTGCTTGACCGCTTCGGCAACCTGTTGTACATTCCCATCACATTCAGCGAGGCAAGCGTGTTCGTGGACAAGAACCTGCGATTCGGTGCCAAGACCGATAACCCGATTGAGAACATCGCTAACCGTGTCACTGTGCAAGGCCAGCCGTTGGCTCTCAATGACTTGGTGATTGTCACGGTGGACGATGTAGAAGGACAGGTAGAGGAAGTGCGAGAGGACAGCGCACCTATCGTGGACAACACCGCCCGCACCACCAACGCCGCCCGTCGTGTAGCACGGCAGGTACTCAAATCACGCTCGCTCATCCGTGGCTCTATATCCAGTGCTGGCCACCTCAACCTACTCAATCTGCGTCCCGGTATGACTGTCAAGTATGACGGTGGTAACAAAGTAGTTACTGAGGTTAAACACATGCCAATGAAGAACATGAGCGACCTCACAATGATGAACTTAGATACGGGTATTGAGGGCATCCTACAGGGCGTGGCCGAGGGCAGTAGCGTGGGCGCAAACGACAGCAACCCCGCCACCTATGTGCAGGTGGTGGAACAGAACTTGGCCTTGTTTGGCAAGGTGGAGTTGCGTATCGTATCGGTCGTTAAGGAAAGAGGAGTATTTAACACAGCATACCTTATCGGTGGTGTGAAGGGAACACATAATCGTGGACTGATAGGCGGAAATGGCTTGCCTATTGGAGTAAACAAGACAGTGGAAAGGAGGAACATCTATGCCGATTAGCGATTACATGCGAAGGTTGTTGCTTGACACACTCGCCAGCAACATCAACGAGGTGATTTTGGGCTTTGACGGCACACCAGCCACCACTGACGATGGCTCGGCGGGTCGCCCTGCTATCACCCTTACCCCCACCATCACCATCGTGGACGACACCTCTCTACTCGTTGAGGCCAAACTACCCTATGACACTACATTTGCTGACCAAATAAAGGAGGTGTACATCCAGTTCCGTGATACAAGCGATTTCACGCCCGTGGCTCGGTACACAATTTCCCCTATAACTAAATCATCAGCAAATGAATTAAAAATCCAAATCGCAATTGAGGTGGCATGATGACAGGCAATCCATTATCGGGACATACAGCGGCAAACCACGCATCAGCAATGACTGGTAGCGGGGTCTTTACAGACAGTTTAGAAGACGGTGAACATATCACCAGCCCCTCCCTCACAAACATGCTTGAGGGTGTGCATGGGAACGGTATCATCCTTGAAGAAGACACAGCAGGTACGGCAAGCATTCGTGATAATCCCGAAGACCTACCGGGTGTTTGTGAACAAGTCACGAACACATACACTGTGCGGGTAGCGGGTGGTCACGCAGTGCTTGATGGAGTGTTGTACAAGTTTGCAGGTGGGCCGGGTTCTTCCCAAGATGTGGAGTTGCAAACAAGTAGCCATCATGCTCGTCAAGGGAGCCATACCAGCACTTCAAATTACAGTGCACTGACCAGTGGACAGGAAGCCTTGATTGTCGTGTATGTAAGCACCAACACTGCGGAAGAGTGCATCACATGGGAATTGGGCACACCTGTGGCTACATCATCTAACACCTATCCCACTACACCTTCGGCATTTCTTAGCACTCCTTTAGCAAGTCTTGATGTAAAGCAAAGTGTTGTGCTTGCAGTTCTTCGTGTTGTTTATTCTGCATCGGGTGGCGACCTTAAGTTGTCCATCAGTGAAAGCAATGACAAGCGAGTGTTTGTGCGCCCTACCCCAATGTACCTTTCACCAGTGACCAGTGGGGCCGTAGGTGCTACAACCCCTGTGGAC